TAATTTATTTATTCATTAAACGATACAAAACATAAATACTTAAACTAGCTAATCCAGCAAAATATAATTGAGTCATAGGATCATTCGGTAATTTAACTTCTTGAGCATTGTCAGCAACTCCACCAGTAAATCCTTCTTTTAGATTCTGAATATCTACTAGTGTAAGATAATGGGATTCAGATGATTTTTGATTATTATTATCAATAGTTTGTAATTTAATTAATTTACAATCAGGATTTGATCCAGCCATAAATGCTTGTGTAATTTCAAATGGATTTAGAGCATTTAAATCACTCATAATACCAGGAATTAGACCTCTAAAATCTTTAAAATTTTGTCCCATAGCACTTGAAATAAAAGGAATATCTCCATTTGGTACATTATTAATATAAATATATCTATCTTGTTGTGTATTTGTAGCTATATCATTACATTTACCACCAGTATTTAAAAAAAATTTATTTCCTAAAGGTTGTCCTGTTTTTGATGCACTACTTTTTCCCTGAACTAAAAGTTCAACATATTGAATTAGTCCATTAATATCTTTACCAAGAGCATTCATTGTTCCAGTATCAGACATACCAATTTGTGATGGAGATTTAATATTTTGATAATATGGATAAGATGGTCCTAATAGTTTATCTTGAAGAGCTCCTACATCTGTTAAAGAACTTTGAAATATATTTGATGACCCAGTTGTTGTAGTAGATGACATTATAGTATATATATTTAGTTTATACAATAAATATTTATTGTATAAATATTAAAATATTTTAATTTTATAAACTAGGTTGTTTGATTTGTGGTTGTAGTATCTGAAGAAGTATTTTGACTAGATGTATCATCATAAGAAGTAGATAGTTCAGAATTAGTTGATGTGATACCATTTGTATAATCTTGTTGTGATTGAACTAATCCATTAACTTGTGTTTGTAATGCGGCAACATTACTACTTAAATCATTTACTTCATTTTGAAGGCCATTTATTTCATCATATTGTCCTTTTAAGAACTGTATATTTGCCGCATTTTGTTTTGATAAAATTAAAGCATCATTGTCATTATATTCTTTATATCCACTGTTTTCATTATTATCTAATCCTTCTATAATATTATTACTAGAATATGCTAAAAATATTTGTGTTCCAATTAATAAAACAAATAGTACTATTAATAAATTTAAAATTACACACATTAATATAATATATTATAATAATACTTTTTATTTTCTTTAATATTTATATAATGTCTACAGCTTTTTATCCATTAGGTATGAAAACATATAATAATCATGTAAATCAAGGAGGTTATAAATCATGGAAAGGAACTGGTATAAATAGTAATCCAGTAGGAATAACTGCTGGAACTATACGTCCTTTAACAAATAATGATCCAACAAATAATTATCCGACTGGTTTTGGATTACCTAGACCTATAAAACACGCAAGAAAAGGTAGAAGTTTTAATGTACTAACATATGATCCAAATACAAATCAATATATTGAAACAAATCGTAGTGTTAAATCATCAAATGGAGGTACAATGATAAAACAAATGATGGACAATCCTGGAAGTTTTAGTGTTTCTGAAAATGTTCCTACAGAGGTAGATAATATTACTAAATTAGACAATGATTGTAACAATTGTACAGGAATAGGTATTGTAGCATCTTATTATCCAAATGTATCATATTTAACAGAAAATCCAGAACCTGAATCACAAACACCTAAATTTTGTTGTAATGAAGAGAGAAAGGCAAGACGTAGAGCTTTACCAGCAAGTACAAAATTGAATAAAAATTATTATACAACACTTCAGCAATATCGTGAAAATAGATGTCAAACATATGAACAAAGAGCATTTAATTTTGTAACAAATAATGCTTTTGTTCCTGGAGCAAAACCAGGAAGTGCTTTAGCATTAAGTAATACATATGTAGCAAATTGTCAGCCAAATATTTTAAATTATCAAGAGGCTTATGATAACTCATTTAATCCTCTTAACAATTTTTCTGCTTGTAAATTAGTTGTTTATAAACCAAATAATCCACAATATGCTCAACAAGGTGCTGTTTCAAGTAGTACAAGATTATTAAAATTAAATGTAACTACAATAGAAACAAATGCGGCAAGTTTTAAGAAAAATGCTCAAGGTGTTAAAATAACAACATCTAATATAACAAGTTCATCACAACCAGGAATGCCTTTTATTTTGAAAAATAAAGTTCCAAAATTATGTAATCCTCCTATAAATCCTTTTCAAAACAAAAATGTTTGTTAAAAATAAAGTAAAAAATAAAAAATAAAATATATAATTATAAAGTTTTATATATTTTATAATGTTAATGACTCTTTGTCAAGAATTAAACTAAATAACTTTTTTTTTGTTTCCAAATAGATTGATTCTGATATTAAATGTAATTTATAATATAAAATTTTAAGTATATACAATATAATTGTTATTATAAATGGTAAATTATTAATATAAAATATATCTTTAATTATAATATTTCTATATGTTTCATTATAAATAACTACATCAAATCCCCAATTTCTCTCTTCATCTTTATATGTCAATTTATATCCTTTAATTAATGATGACTGCTTATTAAATGTTTGATATATTTTTCTAATTTTTGTATTTTTAATATTTAAATAATTTTTTATTTTTGCTAACATACTAGTAGGATTATCTGTTATAATAGCAATATCAATATCACTATTATTATCTATATAATCTAAACGCATAATGCTACCATAAAATAAAAATTCTGTATCTAAATATTCTTTCATATTTAATAAAAAATTATATTTATATTCTGTTAATCTGTCTTTTATATTATCCATAATATATCTATATAAAATAATTAAACATTATTTGTTACTTCAGATTCTTGTTTTATATCATCCTTTTTATCTTCATTTTTATCTTCATTTTTATCTTCATTTTTATCTTCCTTTTTATCTTCAATATGTAAAATTATCTTCTTATCTGGATCAACATCATTATATTGAATTTTGCCCTTTAAATATGCTGAATAAAATACATTCTTTTCTGTATTAGCAGTAGCATATATATCTCCTAATTTTGTTACCATAAATAATATATTTGTAATATATGTTGATGTAGTTTGATTATCTAAATAATAGTCAAATACAACAAAACCACTAAGAATTGTATTAAATATAAAAAGAAAAATTGACGCGTATGCTGTACGTTGATACCATTTATCTAAATATAAAATATTATCTCTTCTTTCTAATGGTAATCGTTCAAGAACTTTTCCAACAGATTCATTATCACATGGGACATTTTTATTTACGTCTAAATATGTAATCAATCTATTTTCTCTCTTTACTTCACAATAATATAATGATAAGAAAGAAGCAAGTGTGATAAAATTAACAACAAGTCCTGCGTTATATAAATGGTTTTCCCAAATAAGATTTTCATTTAATGAACAAACATGATCATCGCATTTTTGTGGAACAAATAAAACAAGTAAAGATGAAACTAAAACTCTATATAATTCTACAGCTACTAAAGGAATAAATCCAATTTTTTGTTGAAAATCTTGATCATTTATCTTATTTTTAATAGTATCTAAAGAACAACAAGAATCTTTATGTTTGATTTCATCCATTTTGCTCTCAATAGCTATAATTTGTTTTTCAGTTTCAACAATTTTTTTCAAATCATCTCTAATGGTTTCTTGCGTAACAATTTCTTTTCCGTTTTCAGGATCCATTTAATATTTATAAATATTTTTTTTATAAATATTATACTAATTCATTTTTACAAATTCCTTTTTTATAAATCCCTTTTTAAATTTCATTTTCTATAATTATAAATAGATTTTCTTGAAAATCAGTATCTATATTTTTTTCTATATCTTCTTCATTAATAATTTCATTAGAATCTTTTTCTAAATCAGAATTTTCTATAGGTAAAAAAATATTAGGTTTTTCCGAAAATTTATTATAAGGAATCTTCATTTTTTCACACCAACTAATAGATTTATGTATATTCATTTTTTTTAATGATTCAATTTTATCATCTTTATTTTTATTTTTATAAATATTTATAACTTGATCAATTGTTTCTAATTGTTGTTGTCCAATAATATTATTAATATCATCAATTTTATTAATATAAAAGTATGGTATATCCTTATCTATAATATATTTAATATTTTGGTTACAATTTTTCAAATAATTTTTTTTAAATTCAACTAATTTAGATATATATAAATTATGTATATCTTTCATACCTTCATTTATTATAAAGTGTTTACATACAATAAATTTTTCATAACTCATTATATTACTTGTATTTGGTTTTACAACATATACTTTTTGAAATAATGAACTTAATAAATATAAAATATCAATAACTGGTTTATGAAATGTAAACCCTATTTTTATTATAGTAATTCCATTATATGTTTGATTATGTAATATCAATAAAAGAGTATCTATTAATTTTAATATATAATTATTTAAATTACAATATATTATTTTTTCTATTTCATAAAAAATTATATCATATTTTTTTTCATGTATTTCTTCACATAAATCATTTTTAAATTCTTCATAATTGTCTATTGTATCATTATTATTTTCTCTAAAAAATTCATAACAGTAATTAATATCTTCATACATGGAAGATATAGTTATAAATTTTATATTTGTATTTTTATAATTATCAAAAATATTCAACATATTACTTATTTCTAACATGTCATAAAAAATACTATTTTGCGGTTTTAATTTACTAATAGAATATTTTGAACCATTAATTTTAGAAAAAATAAATTCATATGGGTTTACAATTTTAATTATATTTTGTATATTTAATGATACATCAGTTTCAATTAAACTATTTAATTGTGTTTTCATTTTTTTATAATAATTAAACAAACTGTGTGAAATATATGTCTTTATTTCATCATCTTGTGTATATGGATTTATTTTAATATAAGAATTAATTACTTTTGGTAATATATAATAGCTCATTAACTATATAATATATTAATTATTTTTTAAGTAATTACTATACATAATTGTTTATTCATCATCTTCTTCAATCAATAGTTTTGTTGCTTTTTTTGTAATTTTTCTAGGTTTCTTTATTTCTTCTGGTTTTCCATTACTTGTATCAATATCTAAAACTAAATTTGATAAATCAGCTGTTACTGCCTCTTTTTTTGCGCGTTTTTTTGTCTCTTTATTTTGATTTATTTCTTTTTCTTCTATAGCTTCTGTAGCAGGAACAAGAATTAATTTTGTATTTAACTTTTTAATTTTTGAAACGGTTTTTGATACCTTTTCAACACTAGCAGGTTTAGAAATTATTTGAGATTGTTTTATTGATCTATCTTCATCTTGTTCTTGATATTCACCTAATTCAAGTTGAATCTTTGCTTCATTAACATGTCTAATTTTTTTATAAACAAAATATCTATTTAGAAATGAGATTTTTTTCTCGAAATCAGTCATTTTAGTAGCATCACCTAAATCATTTTCTTTAAATTTATTACGCTTAACTTCTTCCATCATCATCATAAATAACTCGCTAAATAAGCCAGATGCTTCAGGTAATCCTAGATTTTGTGCTTCATCTCTATCAACTAATTTGAATCCATAAAGCTCCATAATTCTATTTAAATAATCAAAATTAATTAGAAATTCTGGTAATAATTGATTGATTGATTCTTGATATACATCAATTCTATAACCAATACTGCTTGAATCATCTTCAAATGTGTCAGAATTATATCCTTTTACAATTTCCCATATTTTTTTTCCATCTTCAATAATCTGAACACTTTCACCAGTTGATTTCTTTTTTAGTAGTTTAAATATTTCTTTACCATCATATGCTGTTCCAATAAAATAGCCATTTAGTTTCGTACATTCAGATAAATTTCTCAAAAAACCTTGAAGAGTTTCAGGATTTTCCCAGAAATAATGTAAGGCAAATTGACAAGAAGCAACATTAAATCCATCAGCACCTTTGCCATATTGTCTAGATACTCCTTTTCCTATTTTGTCAGAATCTTTAGTTCCATTACCAAATACAGCATTAGTTATTTGAATAGCTTTATCATTTAACATACCACTTCCATTTTTGATATTAAACGCAGAATTACCGTTTACAAATAAAGCGTAAGGCATGTTTTTATTTTGTCTTCTAGCTTTTAAAAATCTAGCACATGCTCCATCTAATCTATTTTCTAAATTATCTTTTGAAATATCTATTCCAAAGACAAATGATAAACGCGCAGCGATCCACTTAGGTAAATCTCCAGCTTTACCACACGCAAAATCAATTAATGTATCTCCTTGTTTTGATACACTTTTAATTAGCATTTTTTTAACATATAAATTATGGAAATTCTTTAAACCTTCTGTTTTAAAATTCTTTGACTTAATATTATAATAAATATCTTCGTCAACAACTAAATCAGGTATATTCATACCAGTAGATATCATTTCTTCAGTTACTGGATAATGAATTGACTTCCAATTATCATTTGCTACATGATAAGCATTACCGAATTGTTGAGCGCCTTGACGCATTTCAGTTGTTTTATCATATCTAACTCGTAACGGTTTCCATCTCCATCCTTCTTCTTTACTTAAATCATAACTAAATTCAACAATTGTGTTATCCTCAATTAATTCACCTTCTTCAGAAAACATTTGTTTTTTATTATTTCCATCATCTTTTAACATTATATTACAAATACCAGCATTTGGATCATATGGAGTAGTAGGATAAAATTGTACTGGTTTAGATTCTCTATTACTATAATCTTCAATTGCTTTGTATTCTGGTAAATTATCATCAATTACATCTTGACAAGGATTAATAAATCCATGACGATTTTCATTAAATGAACATCTAAGTTGAATTTGTTTATAACTATTTAATTGAACACACGCAGAAGCACTTAAGCCATCTTCAAATAAATTTTTAACAACTTCACTATTATCTTTATTTTTTATAGTAGTAACTAAAAAGTCAATTGTATTATATTGAGGTGGTTTCCATTTAAATGAATATTCCCATGTTATTTTTGTAAGAGGTCCACATTCATTAATATTATTTGCTCCTACTCCATAAAATGCGTGTGTAAATATTAATCCATCAGTAGTATATTCAAACAAATCATTTCTTACCTTTGATAAGATTGTATTACAACCATCAAATATATTACTTGACGCAGAATTAAAATTTTCAGGATAAAACTTTTTACACATTATTCTAAGAGGTGAGTTAACCATATTCTTTTTAACCTTTTCAACAATAGATTTAAGACCAGTTTGTTTTTCATTCGGTTGTAATATAGATACAATATTAATATGTTCAATAAAACTTTTCAATATTAAAAATCTAGGGTCTTTTTCATCTTTTTTAGATTTTGATTTATCCTTTTCTTTTTCATAATTTGCCATAAATGGATGTTTTCTTAGATCA